GATCAGGATTTAATGAACCATTGGTACTAAAACCTGCAGTTGACTTATCCTGCCAGTACTTCAGAACACCAGTAACTTGATCATATGAAACGACTCTACCAACTGCAGTCGAACCAACACCGACTGTTTGAGTAATATATGAATCCTGGGCAAATGTTGCTGAACTATAACCAGTACCAGTCAATCTAAGGGCATAAAGAGCACTAGCCTTATCAAGTGTAAGATTTGAACTTGAACCCTGTGTGTATGGATTTTCTACAAGTCCTACAGACGCAAACTGGTTACCAGTGATAAAATCTGGATTTTCAGTATCATTTTCAAATCTAGAATATGTCAGAACATTATATGCACCTAGTTCTCTATAAATATCGGCACCATGACCACTTTGTGGTGGGACAATTACATTGAAAATTGGTAAAGTTGTACCAGTAGGAACTCCACCGGTTTCCCAATCAACAGAACCAAAGGTATATCCAGAACCTCCTTTAGAAATATTAATACTTTCTACTTTAGAGTCATTGTTGATAACAATGGTTGCTTCTGCACCATTACCATCACCCTTAATGGGAACTCTAGTATATGTTGTATTGGCAGTACCAATACCAACACCACGGTTTCTGATTGTAATGACCTTTAATTGACCACTATTTTCAGCATTATCTCTTACTGGGGAATCTTTAGTGTTTGTATACCAATCTGTAGGAACAGGAATGTAATTAGTCGAGTCAAACTTAATTGCCTGACTTGGACTAATGGTATAAAGGTATTTCCAAATGTAACCATCACCGCTACTACCCGCCTCTCTTGGTTCTAGATCAGTGAATGTTGGTTCATCTAGAGAAGGACTACCAACAAATTTGTTTTCGGGGTCAGCACCATTATAGAGACAAGTATAAACTCTATAATCACTATTCATTACATAATAGTTTGCAGAATATAGGTCAAACGAACCCGAAGGTTGTGAAGGATTATTTCTACTAATATCATGACGATACATGTCATAGGTAGTACCCGATGTCCAGGTTACTTTCCTAACAACCTGACTTACATCACTTGCATTTATTTTTTTCAATGCAAGCATTGAATCCCATGTGTTACTATAGGTTTCAAAACTATCAATTGGAGTGGGAGGATTAGAATCCCAGTTCGATTGATAGTCCGTTGCATTGGGAATACCAATGAAAGTATAATAAGAATTTGAGCTGGACTGGATACCGGCAACAAAATTCTTAGCATTCAATATTCTAAGTTGATCAGTAATTATTGCTGCCATTTTGTTAGGACTTTTTTCTTATTTATTAGAGATTTTAGATAGTGTTAGGATAAACACTAATTGTGTTACCCATTCCGGGGTGTGATGTACACTGATAATATAATGTATTTGGTGCATCCATAGAAATTTCAAATCTTAATGTTCCATTTGATACTGCATTAGTAGAAACACCTACATTATAAGCAGCACCACCATTTGATACCCTAATTTGAAATGGATGAGCATTCATCGTATTTACAAATTCATAAACTCTACCTCTTGCGAGGTATAAGATTGGATCATTAGTTGGTTGGGTGAATCCAATTCCAGTAAATGTGTAATCCGTTGATCCATTGGCACCTAGATTCCACTTACCATCTACTAGATTTGACCCATTACCAATAAAGTTAGACGCATTTGCATCACCAATAACGTTTAATGATGTTGTTTGTAATGCTGTTGCAGTAATAACACCAAGTGTACTAATTCCAGAAACGACAAGACTGTCAGTAATTACATTATCTGTGTTTGCTATTCCTGTCAGATTTGCTCCAGAACCAAAGAAGGATATTGCTGTAACAACACCAACAACAAGATTAGGTGTTCCAGTCAACCCCTGAGAATTTGTTGATACTCCTGATGTTGTAGAGAAAGTGGCAGTATCAGAATTACCAGTCAAATTACCAATAAAGTTAGACGCATTTGCATCACCAATAACGTTTAATAATGTTGTTTCTAATGATGCTGCAGTAATAACACCAAGTGTACTAATTCCAGAAACGAAAAGACTGTCAGTAATTACATTGGCTGTGTTTGCTAGTCCGGTGATTGTTACATTACCAGTGGCACCACTTACATTGATATTACTACCAGCTACAATACTAGTAACTGGAACTGCAAGTGTACTTCCATCACCAATGGTACTATAAATTTCATCAAAGTTTGAATTTATCTTAATTGTACCATCAATTAGATTGTCTCCTGTTCCATCATTAGGCGAAGAACCAGTACTTATTCCTAACTTGGCCATGGTAGTTCTATTTGGTAAAAGTATTTATTATGATTATTATATGTAATTTTTGTACTTGAGGGGTTCGGATCTAGAGAGAAGACCAGAAGAGGAAATTCCAATGATTCCATTGTTGCCATAGAAGTTAAATTCTTGTGGTTGTGTTCTTCCATCATCATCGAATACAATCTTACCCCAACTAAATCTTCCCATGTTAGAAGCAGAACTAATTCCACCTGCATATACGGTAAAAGTTCTGGTGTCAAAGGTATATAAAGAAGAATCAAAAGTAATCAATGAAGAAGAGAAGGAATCGGTTGTAATACCACCAACATTAGTAAATACTCTTCTTACAGTAGTATTACCAACACCAATAACATTCTTCTCAAGAATGTAAGTATCCTTAACTTGGTAAACACAATCAATGAATGATGTAGTGATTCCGATAAGGGTTCCAGTATTTGATTCAGAGTTAATAGTTTCAATTGTATCAACATTTGAACTGAATATTGAGAAGTAGTCACCAGTTCCAATACCACTAACTGTGATACCAGTTCCAACATATTTACTATCTCTCATAAACGAATCGGTAGGAATATAGAAATCAAGAATTATTTCATTTTGACCAGATATAGTTGATAGACCAAATCCTACCAAAATACCATAATCACCTGTATAAGAATCAACAACAATCTTCTCTCTTATAATAGTTGGTTCAGAGATAAGAACCAAAGGAGGATTAGTACTCGTATAACCAGATCCAGGATTAATGATAGTTACAGTATCAACACTACCACTAGAGAGTGATAATGTACCAGTAGCTCTTGTTCCATCAGAAGGATTGGTGATACTCAGTGTCGGAGAAACAGCGTATCCAGAACCAGAATTAGCAATACTGACAGAAACAGTTCCAAGTTCAGATACAACTGCTGTAGCAGTTGCTCCAACCAATGTATTTTGAGACACGATAGTGATGTTATTCTGGAAGGATCTTCCAGACGTTTCGTTTTCTGCTCCATAAAGAGGTCTTACTGAATCAACATATGCGATGGTTGATGCCAAACTTACTGGTTGAATCAAGTAGGATGAGGGGTAGATCAAAGGTTCATAATGAGTTCTATCCTTACCAACAACCTCACCATCAATAATCTTATCAGCAAGTTGTTTGCACCAGGTAACAGGTCTCCGCAGATCTGCGTCAGTTGTAATACCAGGTCCACCATAAGGATTGGTGAATACAGTGTCAATAGTGATAATATTAGTAACTACTCTTGGATCCTCGTCAAGACTAATACCTTGATCAAGTTCGGGGTTATTGTCAATGTCAAGACTATCACCGAGTTTGACAGTTTCCAAAATATCAATGAATTTAACATCAATACCAGGGGTTCCTTTATAAAATAGAATCTTAGATGTGTCACCTACCTTAGGTTTCTCAGTAAATCGAATAATACTACCACCATCGAAAGTATATGCAGTTCCAGGAACTTGTAATACATCGTTGATGAAGACAATCAAAGTTTGTTCAACGTCAACAAGAGAACCTTTTGCTGCAACAATTGTGAATGGTTCTCCATCAAGTTTTATTTGGAAGTTATTCTTCTGACCATCAAACTCATTATCAAGGCAATCAAGAACTTCTGTCTCACCAACAGACCAAGAGTTGAACTTATCATTATAAACTTCATCGATCAGAAGTTGAAAGTTTTCAAATGTTGCACTTGGGTCAGTGGGAATACCAGTAGTTCCACCAGATTCAATTGTAAGTCTCTCACCGTTACCATAACCAAATCCAAAATTTCTAAGTGTGAAACTAATAATACTAGAACCTTGTCCGACCAAAATATCAACTGTTGCACTCTGACCAGAACCAACATAACCTGGTGAATAGCTTAGAGGAATATTATTATAACTCAGTGGATCATCAAATATCAGATCTGGGAGATTTGTTCCAGTATATCCAATACCTGGATTTGTAATGGCAACACTTACGATATGACCACCACTGACCGCGGCAGTTCCAATAAATTCAATGTTAGGAATACCTGAACTATAAGTCTGAACACCA